GCTTGCTATCGTGTTTTATGCTTCTGCAGTGCTCCATTGTCCCCCATCGTGCAGGCGCAGGGTCGGGCTCATATTCGCTGAAGTAGCGCATGAGCCTTTCCCAGTAGCCTTGTTCACGTTGGACGGATAGAGATGTCACGCTCCAAGCCAGGACCTCAATTCTATAGAGTTCCTTATTGTAGCGTGTCGGAGGTTGAATGAGCTGAAATTGCCCATTCTCCGAACTCACAGCGAACAATTCTGGGAACCTAGAGTTCGAGCAAGCACTGACAGGGACTTGGTCCCACAGTGTCTTACTGAACTTTTGGTAATCCCGTTTTGAGATCATCCGTCGATAGGCCATTCTGCCTATTCGATGAGATGGATAACCCCGCTGCGAGTCATGCTGATGTTGTGGCCAAACGCACAAGTGTACAATGCCCCGAAAGGTCATTGCTGCACTGTCGCCATGGTTTAACGCTATCGGCACTTGCCCATAGGTGTCCACGACGCCTGCCGCTAAAAGCGCGGCTGTGCGTGGGTAGCCCTGTTCATACATTGCGTTGGCTTGCGCCACGTAAGCGGTAAGAACACCGGGTTCGGGACGATCACGCCAGAGTGTCTTTATTCGACACGGAGTGACATCGACGCCATGGTAGGCGTCCATGCCACACGATTCTCGAAAGAATCCACTGGTGAACGACTTGTCTGCGTTGACCCGAAGGCCAATACGCTCAAGCCGAGCTATTGCGTCAACCGCTTGTGCGGTAGGGACAATTACGTCATCGCCATACACAAATGTAGCATCGCTGCTACACGCGTTGGTGAACCCATCCTCGCAAGTCAGTGCGGCCCAGATTGTAAGCGCCATTACGGGAAAGCATAATGCTGATCCCATTGGTGCGAACTTTCCAAGTTCGACAACTGACTTGTCCGGAAGGGTAGTCGCTAATGACCGTGAGGCATACAGCGCGTCCACAAGTGGACGCGGGAATATGCGCTCAACTAGAGCTAAGGAAACGCGATCGCTGGCCTCTTTCAAGTCCAGCGTAGCGATTCCACCAGTCATTGACCCGCTTCGGGCCAACTCCTGGTTAGTAGCTTGATCGGTGAAGTTTATCAATCCCCTTGTTAAGGGGTGATTTTCAATGAACTTCACCAGCTCCTTCATTATACCTTGCTGAATCCACTGGTTTTCCAGCGGCTCACATGATATAAGACGGGGCCCGCGTGAATCCTTCGGGACCAAGATTACCTTGGCCGGAGGATCAACAACGGACAGGTGATGCAAAGGATTCGCACCACCTTCAGCCACCTGATTCACGTTAACCATGAAATACTGGTCATACGGGAATACTTGGTGGAGCCTAGGGTTTAGACGTACAAAACTGTACTTCTTCTCTAGGGTCTCCTTAGTAGAGACTGCGCCCGGCCCATGTTTGGGTCGGATGTTGTCTAGGCTAAACGTGCACAGCAATTTGTGTAGCTGTTTGCGCATGCCTAGGATCTGCATGTCCCTAACGTACGACTCATACACGAGGCTAGATGCCCCGTGGTCTAATGAGTCGCATAAGTAGTTAGGGTCTAAACGCAGAAGTCGCCGTAGTTCTTGTTTCGAATGCCAGTCTACTACTTCGTTGTAGTTGGAGTGTATTCGAGACTCAATCTCGGCGTTAGATGCGCATTGTCCCCAATCGTGCACCCGTTCAGGGTGTAGAAGATGAGGACTAACGGAGCTAGGTACGAGACAAGTTTCCTCGAGAACTGAATTGAAGTGTTTAACTTCTTTTTCAGCTTCGACGAAACTGTCAAGGACTGATTGTTCTGTAGTGGGGTCATATGGTAGTTCAAGTTTGTAGAACACAAACAGGATCTGTCGTAGCGACTTTACGCTAGTAGTACATGGGTCCCGAAGGACCATGCCAGACGAAACGTTGAACACCCTTTTGAACAGCTCACCCAAAAAGATGGGCAGCTGTGTCCCCGGTTCCTTGCGGAAACGGAGACAGTCGAGTGGTGTTTCGCCGGTGAGCGCTCTATCGAGCGATTTACCGAGTCTGGGTAGCGTCTTCGTGAAGAAGCCGTCACCTTCGCGCGCATACCTCCGGGCGGCTTGTCGCCGCGTGTTCCGGATGTTGCGTGTTGTGACTCCATGTACGTCAATTAAGACGTCATGAATTAGGGAGCTGATAACTTTACTGTTATCTAGTCTTTTCGAGTAGGACATAACTTTGTTACTACTTGCTAGAGACTTAAAACTCCCATAATTCACTATCCCGAGCGAGCAGAAAAATCTGCCCGTTGACTGGCGGCCGTTAGGCCGGCAGTTCCTGATTGATAAGCTGAGCACCGTAGGTGCCAGTACCAAGGAAGTCAGTCATCTGTGACAAAACTTCCGCTACTTGTGCTGCCGTTGCCACCCGAGTTGGGTAGGTGATGACAGCGTATACTGAGATAACGCCTCGATTACTCGAAGCGTCTTCAACAGTTCGATCGAACCGAAGCTTCGTCCGCTGGGCCTCTTTAAGGCCTGAGCCAACTAGCTGGTGACCGATCGTCAAGTAGGATGGAGTATTGAAGTCCGAAGCGACGTCCTTGAGCTTGGCCTCGCGGCCAATGCGATCAAGAACTTCGTAATCGTGGTCAACAGTACCATCAGTCAGGTCGATGATAGGATTAGGGAATGACATAGTCAGTGTAGGGGAAAACCCCCGTTCGTTACAGTTTACATCAGTGGGAAACCACCAGATGTGAGCAAAAGCGCTGCTCAGGCGTATGTGTCAAGAGTTGACAGCTCATCTCCCCAAGTAGAGAGATGCCGCTAACCCAATCTTGTTAAGATCGAGTCCACTACCGACGAACTTGCTTAAGTCGCGGTAGAATGATGGGACGTATCTGAACCTATGGTAGTGTTCATGTATTTCCCTTAGGACGATCCACTCCCCGGTCGAGTATCCGGAGACATTAGCAGTAACCTCATTTGAGTACTGCAGAGTCTCTTTCCACTTAACCGAACAGCCGAACGAACGTATGTACACCGTGGGTTCCAGCGCACCTTCCTTAAATTGATCAAGGTAATCTCCAACTCGGAGAAACCAATCAATTATGAAGGAATACCTTGCCGCGTTCCAGACAGTTTTCAGGTTGAAGTTCAACCCAAATGTGTCTACGAACGCGAACACACTCGCAAGCGAGTGGGGTAGGCCCGCAAGTTGGTACTTGTAG